TCACCAGGAGTGTAATCCATATTACCTTCTATACCTGGAGTAGGTTGCATATTCTCATCTCCCATTTTTTCTTTCATAGGATTTAAATGAGCATACTCTGCAATACCTTCTGGAACTTTTGTTTCTTGAATTATTAATGGAAACTTACCTGTACCAAATAGTACATCTATAATTTGTCCATAAGCAGCTAGAACTTTTGTTTTAGTTACTTTAACAAATACTCTAGACTTTTCTCTTTCAGTAAACTGAATATTTTTATAATATTTACCTCTATAATTATGATAAGCTTGAAGCCATCTATCTTCATCATCTTGTCTTTTATCAGATGCAGCTTTAAACTTATAATTAATTTCAGCTACTAAAGGTTCTATTTTATCTTCTCTGTTATCCTTTTCGGAGTCCATAGAAGAAACATTGTTGTATTCCATAAATAATTCCCCTTACTGTAATAATACAGATATTCTCTACCCTTGTCAACTTATTTTCTTGATTTCAACTATAACACTATTAGGGATTATAGTTGTATTACCAATCTCATCTATCTTACCTGACTCCTCATCAGCTAGTGAATAGTCACCAAATATTCTAGTGATACCACCCTTTTGAGTAAGTAAATGACCTTTGGTTACACATATAGGCAACTTTGCTTTTTTACAAGCATCTAAAGATTGCCATGAACTGTCGGAGCAAATATCCAACCAGTATACAGAAACTAGAGGGTATCTATCTATTTCTCTTTTAGCTCTAGGATTTATTTTTATTTTTCTCTTTATCATCTTCTCTTTTATCGTAATCGGTTCTGGCTTTTCCATATGTTTTAAATCCACCATCACCAGTTATATTTTTATCTCTAGCCCATTCAGTAAACTGGTCCTTTGCACCATTATTATCTGAATATCTACAAATATTTATTTTAAATATCTGTTCTATATTTTCTTGTTTTAAATATTCTTGTAATTCTTCATATGACATTACTCTATCATATTGTTCACTTGTATCTTTATTTCTAAAAGTATACAAAGGCATTAACTTAAATATTTTCTTATAATTGATATTTGGTCTTCATACTCAGCTATCACAGCTAACTCTTTTTCAATTGCTTCTAGTATATCAGGATGTTCTCCTACCCCTACAGGGTTAGTTAAATAAACTTCTATATTAGCACAATGTTTTTCTATATGTCCTTCTGCGTGTCTTAGTAAACTTTTTATAATTGTTTCTCTTAGTTCTTTCATATTAATATCCGAATGTTGGGTCAGATGGAGTCCACTTTTTTATTTGTTGCATTTGTTCATAAGAACTAATACTTCTAGGTCTTGACATAATTAAGTATCTTAATGCATCATAAGCATGGTCGGCTGCTTTAGTATCTACATCTTCTGGTTTGTTTGGGTCTACAGGAATACCCTGTAATTCTCTTATAAGGTTTGGACATGATTTAAATATTTGTAATCTAGGTCTACCCTTTGGATTTAATTTTAATCTTTCATGTACTTGTATCTTACCTTGTATTCTATTTTTATCAGCTCGTCTAAGTTTATGTCCAGCCATAGTTAATGCTTCTCCTACAGTTGGTCCTGTTGTTCCAGTCCTTGCCCAAGCTGCACTATCTAATACTCCACTAACAGATAGTTTATCTTCTTTTTCATATTCAAAAATTTTTTTAGCTAGGTCTTCTCCAGTTAAACCTTTTTGATATAATTCTCTATAAACAATTAATGTTTCATCACTAGGGTCTAATGCTGCCCATATAACAGCAGACTCTGATGCATATCCATAGTCAATACCTTTAAATCGTTCCCATCTTTTAGGTAAATCATATGGGTCAATACAATGTGTATCATAATCAAATTCTACAAATGCTGCACCTTCAGAAACATCCCAGTTACCTTCTAGTAATTGTTTCTTTTGTACTGGTGGTAAAGATTCTAACATCTTTTCATACTTACCATCTTCAGCTAGATATGGATTATCATCTAACTTAGCAGGTATAAATTTTCTAGTTATTTCATCTTTACCTATAAAACTTTCATTCGGAGGTGATGGGTCTAGATACCTTTTCTTAACCCAATTACCTCCGACACCTCCAGGGTTTGCAGTACACCGAATAAAGCATTGTATATCTTTGTTAGTTGTTCTTAATCGTGATTGCAAATATTGAAGGGGAAACTCTGTAGGATACTGAGTTAATTCATCAATACCTATCCATGTGTAGGATTGACCTTGGTATCTATAAACATCAGCATCTCGGTCCAGATAACCAAACTCCAATGATGCACCTGAAGGAAATCTCCAAATCTTTTCTACTTCTCTAAACTTAGCACCAACAAATGCTTTAGGATAAAGCTCTCTAGATTTATCTATTAATTCTCTTAACTCAGGCATAGACTTTCTTAATAACAAAGCTCTATGTTCTTTTATGTGCATATACCTTAATGGGTCAACTAACATTGCATAGGACTTACCACCACCTGCAGCTCCACCATATAAAACATCTTGTTCTCCTGCTGCGAGAAATTCTGTTTGTGGACCTACATTAGGTTTAAATACAATTCTTTCTTTTTCTTCTTCTAGAAGATTCTTAACTTTATTAGGCAGAGTATCAAACTGATTCTCAGTCATAACAGTACCTTTCTTAGATACCTTATCATCCTCTGCTCTTTGAACTACACCTAAAGCTTCTTTCTTTGCTCTAAGTCTAGTCGTTTTATTTTCTAAATTCTTTTTTAATCTTTTAATTTCTTTTTCTTTTTCTTTGACAGCTTTTCTAGCAGCCATCTTAGCTTTCTGGTCAATGCTATAATTATACTGTCTCGTCATCTCTACTTAATAATCCATTTGGTTGTTTCTCAGGTTCTCTGTCAATAATCTTTTTTAATCCCATTGCAGATAACTTGCGACCTGTTTGATGTTCTAATATTTCAACTGCTCCTCTTAAACTAAAAGCACCTGACTTAACACCATCTTTAATTTCGTTTAATGCTGATAATTCCTTATCAACCTTTACTAAAGTTTTATTATCATCTAGTAATTTATAACCAAAAGGTATAGTAGAACTATTTCTTCTCTTCATCTATAACCTCTACATCTTCTGCTTCTATTACTGGTTTCTTTTCTGGTAAAATAAATATACCACTACCTACACTATGCGTTACATCTAACTTATCTCTTTTAGCAACACCCACTCTGTCTAACAAGGTCTGGGCTGCTTGAAGTTTAGCATTAACCTGTGGAATAGGGTCGTCACTATTTAATATCTCTACAAGTTTATTTGCAGCTTGTGGAGCAGATTTTGCTAGAATCTTAGTCGCAACATCTATGATTTCTTCTTTCAGACTATTTACAACTGCATAAGAAGCACCAGGTTTGTATCCAGCTATGTCTAAAGCTTTGTTGATATTCCCTTGAGCTTCTGATGATAGAGCATTTAAAAACTTTTCTTGTTGTTCAGTAAGTTTTCTTTTGCCATCTAGTGAGGGTAAGTAATTTTGTACCATGATTTTATTATAACAAGTTTACAGCTAGTTGACAACATTTATTTTTATTTAGAGTTGACAAATGCAGAAGCACCTGTATAATATAATTAGATACTCTCCAGGGGGTGAAGCACTTATATCTCTCTGGGGCAGTCCAGCAATATAGCAAGTCTCTTTGCGAATCTTTGTAGCTGGGGGCGACTCTATCTAGTTTACACCTAAATCTCTCCATTTTGTGCGTGAAGTATATACTATACCCACCCCACCCCCTATGGCACATGGTGTACCCCTTGCGAATGCGAATCATTATCATTCTAAACTAGCTATTCTATAAATGTTCTATTATAGATTGTAAAAATATCTCAATACAACCTACACTAGTTGACAATCTCAAGCTGTAATTCACAGATATAAAAGATAACTTTAAAACCCTCAAACAATCTGCAGTTGTATCAATAAAATCAACCTTAAATTGTATATTTCAAGCTTCAATTATTAGGGGAATATTCATCTATAAGTTGTAAAATTTTTGAAGCTGGGGCGTTCCCTTTTTGTTCTCATAAGGTATGCAATACACACATAGCAGGTATGCAATAATAACACTTTATTATTTTTTATAATCTGCTATGGTCTACCTCATGAACAAAAAACAAACTAGACCAGATAAAAGAACAAGATTGCAAGAACAAGCGAGAATTGATAACTTGCTTAAAAGTGATTATTATTTTACTAGTCCTCAATCTTGTTTTAAAGGCTTTTCAACCTTTACTGGTATGAGTAAAAAATCAAGTAATATTTTGAAATCAAATGCGATTGAAAATAAATTGATAAATTTTGTTCAAAGAAGAATAAATATACAAAGTCAGTAATTCCAGTAATTGGTTTGATTTTGGTTAGTACAACCTGAGATTGTGTCATAATCTTGCCATAATCTTATGGTATACAATAACAATAACAAAGCGAGGAAACATGAGAAGAAGAAGAAGAAATGACAAATGCAAAGAGTTTATTAATAATGAGATGACACCAGAAACTTACAAAAAAAAGAAGAAGGTTGTCAGGGTTTTATATGAATTGAGAGACTTAGGTTTTATTATTCCTCGTATTGATGTGAGGATAGGAAAATCAAAGCATTTTAATACCTTAGCCCTTGCAAGATTAAACAATAATATAATGTGGATAAGTGAACGAGCAGTAGAACAAACAGAGAACAAATTTTATCATACGATATTACATGAGATAATACATACAATCTATGGTTGTGAACATGATGAGAAGTGTCATTTAATGAGTACATATCAACCAAAAATTGTATATAGTAAAAATAAACTATTGACAATATTTAAGAATTATTATAATAAATATAATAATATAACAAAGCAAGTAGCATAACAACAACAACAAATGGAGGAACAATGAGAAACCAAATAGACCAAAAAAGCTTATATTATGAAAATGTAGGTGATAAAACAATTTACTACAGCTACAACACAGCAGTAGCAGTAAAAACACCGATTGACACTTATGTTTCAGAAAATGTATGGAGTGTCACAACAGCTAAACACCTTAATAAAATTGAGGAACTTACAGGAAGTGACCGAGAATATAGAATGAGATATAAAGACTTCAGAGAATTTTGTATTAATAATAATATTAATAAACATTATATTTAATACAACTGAAGGTTGAAAATAAAATTATGTAATGACATAATCTTGCCATAATTATATGGTAGGCAACAATAAACAATGGAGGAAAATAAAATGAGTGATATAAAAGACATATTGAAATTATCTAAAAATGATTTCTTATTTGTAAATGTTAAGAATAGAAATAAAAAAGAAATTCCTATACTTGACATGGATGAAGATATAGAAAATATTGATGATGATTTAAATAATCAAATCAATAGACATGGGTCAATAAGAATAGAGGAAATATAATGTATCATGTAATATTATGGTTGAGTTTAATATTTGCGAGTGTAATATCTGCAGTATTCTTTTATAATATATTTTTTAGTATGTTATTTTTTGGAATATTTGCCATGAATGTAGCTTATAACTTTATGGAGGGTGAATGATACAAGTACAATTAAACTTACCAGAACTTGACAATCAGGGCAAGTCTAATAGAAGATACTTAAATCAACTGGAGGTTGAAGCTAGTAAAAAGTTTGGAGGGTTGACTAGCTTTAAGGGTCAGGGCAAATGGATTAATGCAAATAAATTATATGATGAGCAAATAAATATATATCAATTTGCGATTAAGAAACTGCAAAAAAAAATCTTTTTAACACTTGCTAAAAAATATGGAGTGTTAACTGGACAATTAGCAATCTATGTAATAATAGATGGACAAGTAAAAATAATAAACCTATAATGGAGGAATGATGACTGATGTAAATAAAAAAATGAATGATGCAATTTGTAATGATGACTTCAATACTATTGAGAGTATAGCTTTAAATCCAAAATATGCTTATGTAAAATGCTCTCAATTTAATATGTTTACTGGTGATGTATCATGGGTTAAAAGATGGGTTGATATATCAAATGTTGGTGAAGATTATTTTGAAGATTTAAATAGTGATTGTCAAGAATATGTAATGACACTAGATAAATATAAAGATATGGATTATGATACAATGGTTGATGAGTATAATAAACCTATTGAAGCAGAAGACAATAGAAGATTGGAAGAGTTTAAAAAAGAAATAGAAAAAAATAAAAACAAATAACAACTGGAGGTTGTATGCAAAATAAAAAACCTAAATATACTAATAGTGCATATAGTAATATGCTAAGTAATTTAACAAGTGATGTATATCTTGTTAAATCAAAAGCTAAAAATGAACTATTTAAAAATATAGATAAAGATAAATGGGTTGAAACTTCCAATAAAAAAATAAATTTAAAACAAGCAATAGATTTATTATTAGAATATAAAGACCATCCTGAATATCAATACAAAAATCAAGTATATAAATATGATGGAACAATAGAGTTTAAAAAAAATGAATGTAATAGTGTTAGAAAATTAATACAAATAGAAGCAAGAATACTTAAAGATATATTTTATCATGCTGAAAATATGTTTAATCATTTAAAAGAATTTAATTTGGAAGCAGTAAAATATAAAAAATTATATAAGTTAAAAATAGAGCAAAATTTTTATCATAAAGAATTATTAGAATTAAAAGATAAATTAAAAAAAATAAGAGATGAATGGGATGGATTAACTGAAACTTATAGTTATCCTAATGATGATTATTGCGAATTAGATAATTATTCAGAAGAGAAACAAGATGAGATGAGAATAAAATTTGATACAGATGAGAAAGTTTTACAAGAACAAATAATAAATATGAATAATAGGATAAAGAAAATAGATAAAGAAATAACAGATTTTAAAATTGAAGAGAATGATATTGCTAATACATTTTATATATAGAATTAGCTATGCAAAAAACACATAGCTGATATGCAAAAAAAGAATTATGGCGACATAATCTTGCCACAATTTTGTGGTAAGCAATAATAAACAATGGAGGATAAATGAAAAGCAAGTCTATAAGTAAAGATGCAGATAAGATTGTTAGTGGTCTATTAGTTTGTAAACCTTTAGCAGATGAGGTGTACAATAAATTAAGATTGTTAGCATTACAAGATGAGGAAGCTTTTAGAAATAAAAGATT